GTCTTCGGCGCTCTCGTATTCTTCCTCTTCTTTGAGTTCGACGAGAAGTTGCGATTCTGCGTATTCTTTGTCGGCAAAGAGATCTGCGATCTCGTCAACATCTTTCTTCTTTGGATTTGAGACCTTGACCGCGCCGGCAGGGAAGATCGCAAAGCGACACTTCGCGTAGTCCTCAATCTCGAAGCTGAGGATCGCGCAGCGGTCATTGCCCTGATACAGCATGCAATTGTGACAGTGAACTCCGATCTCCTTGTCGGTGTTTTCTGCCTCAGGCACGTAGCCGACCCAGATTCCGTTTTCCTCAAGATCGAACTTGCCATGTTTTTCAGCGATCTCGGTCAATGCGCTGGCGAGATCCATCTCTGCCGGCGTGTAGTAACCCACATTTCCACCGTCACCGGCAACAAGCGCCGACGCGGTCTTGCTCTTACTGCTGCGCGGATGTGCACGTGGAAGAAGATCGTTGTCCTGCTTGTAGTTTGGGTTGCTCGGACGTCCGCTGCGCAGTAACTTCAAGTACGCATTGACGCGCGCCATCGCCCACTGATCTCGTGTCTTACCTGGGCGATGCGACGACGAAAACGCACCTGCGCCTCTGCGATACACCGCCTTGAGCTGCGCGAGCGTCGCCTTGCGTCCCTTAGGCGCTTTCTTGTTGTGTTCAGCAACCTTGTTACGAAGCGCCGTGATTGTCCGGTCAGAGAACGTGATTGAGCGTGCGGACTTATCGCTCGATGAAGAACCCTTTGGATTCTTTTTCGAGCCGTAGATACGGTCTTTCTTGGGCGCAGGACGAGAGGCCTGTGCCACAAGCGCGCGATCATTCACGTTTTCTGACATTTACGGATCTTTCTCTTTAACTACATGCCGAGCTTGGTCAGGTGAGACTTAAGCTGCCAGTCCCACTTCTCATGCATACCTGCACGCGTGGCAAGGTCGTTGAGGATTCCCTCACGACCTGTCTGCTTTGCGACCGCGATCGCATCGGAGATCGAGTTCAACGTCACGGTGTTTCCTGCGAGGAGGTCTTGACACATAAGCATCGGATTTCCGCCGACCTCGATGTCTTCGATGCTCGACATCTTTGAGAACTGATAGAGCGTGTACGGCGCCATCATCTCGCACTTGCGGATGTTTTCAGCGATGGCATCGGTCGCATCATTTAGATCATCGTAGATCATCGCGAAAAACTTATGATACTCGGTGAAGTCTGGACCAACGACGTTCCAGTGATGTCCATGTGCCTTGTGCTTCAGAACGACGGTGTTGCTCAAGACCTCAGCCAGCGCCTCGGCGAGTTCCGGCGAAGCGAGACTCATGCCTGACATTTGCATTTCCATTTCGTACATGGCTAACTTGCTCCTGTTTCTGTTTCTGTTGTTGTTTCTTGCGGCTGCTCAACCGGTGCGGCTTCAGGCGCCGGTGCGGCCTCTTGCGTAGGCTGTTGACCGAGAAGTTGCTGAACCTCCGGTGGAAGCGGCGCGACGCTTGAGGCCTGTGACGCCTGGCGGATCGCCTCGATGACCTCAGGCGCGACCGCGCCGAGCATTCCCTCGGTGAGTTCAGGCGAGATGACGCCCTTCTCCATCATCAGACGCAGCGCGATCTCTTTTGGCGTCGGCGCGTCGGCCTCGGAGAACCCGTGCGTGCGGCGCCATGTGTCGAACGAGACCGCCATACGGTCGAAGCCAGAGTCAGCGTCAGCCGCACGGTCGTTACGCGTAGAGACCTGTGACGGGTCGTACCAGACGCAGATGCGATCAACGTCGGTCTCGTCAAAGCCGTTTGCGATGAGATACGGACGCAGATATACAACCGTCAGCGCGTCGGCGATGAGCAGCATCAGCGGCTCGATGTGCGCCTTGTATAGCGACTCGTCGATGTGAATCGCGTTGCTATATTTAACGTTCGCCATTCCAGTGACGACATCCTTTGGAACGTCGAGTCCCTGAAGGATACGCTCGAGCACGCGGTCGGCGCGCTGCGCGAGCGCAGGGTCGAACGAGCGCTCGAACTTGAACTGCTTGATCTTGTCGCCAAGCTCCGCGGGTCCGCGGATGATCAACGGCACGACCGCACTGGCCGAGTCCTCGTCGCGGATCGGTGTTGTCATCGCGTCGATGAGCTGATCCTCGAACTCGTCCTGTGCCTCCTCGGGCGTGAAGCCCGAGTCAAGGTCGTACTCGCTGTCGTTTGTCGGATAGTTCGGATCAGGACCGGCGGCAACCGAAAGACCGTCGGGCAGGTATAGGGCACCAGCGTTCAGGCGGGAACGCGCCGTCGCACGGAACGTGCGATTCAACAGCAACAACTCGGCACAGAGGTCGAGCAGGCCGCGAAGTGACGAGTCTGCCTCATCTGTGAAGCGCGGATGCGCGCGCCAGATGCGACCAACAAATGCGTCAGACGCGAGAGGAATCGCGCCGCGACGTGTCGCGTCGTTACCGATCATCTCACGACGTGGAACGAGGATGTAGCGACCGCGGTTGTCAAGCGCGACCTCGTCGATCGAGCGAATGTCCCACGACTCTGGAATCTGATGACCAGGACGCGCGGGAAGCTGCACGAGATAGCACTCGCCCGCGACCGAGATGTTCAGTGCGGCGTCGCGCAACATTCCAGCCTGACCGCCGTATGCGGAGCTGAGTCGATCGAGCGCGCGCTCGGCGGCTGACGCGAGACGCTGGTCAATTCGTGACGAGTTACGTACGGCAACCGGCATCTCGGCTGGATTCTCGACGACAGCGGCGTAGAGACGGATGCGCGAGACGACGGACGCAATGAGGTTGAACGCGTACTTGATCTCGCCGATCGCGTCGTAATACTCCCAGGCCTCCGCCTGCCACGCGGATGACATCGCGTCACGACGCATCTTGAAGCGCTCGGCCTCTCCCTTGTCGTCAATGCGAACACGCGCGGCGGCGGCAACGAGCGAGCGCGGAGCTGAATACGAGGCGGACACGGCCGCGACGGCGCCGGAGATGGGAATAGGCAAAGCGGAGCGCTGCGTCACCGCTGGCGTCTCATTGCGCCGAAAAACTCCCACTTACAATCTCCTCGCTGTCGTTGTAACGGAACTTGAGCTAACTAACGAACAAGTGCGGCCATGATTCCCACGGCCGCCGAGAGCGCGAATGTCGCGCACGCGTAGATCGTGGCTGTTGGATAGATACTATACATGAGAACGAGCGGTGCTGATATCCACACGCTCGTGCACCAGTCGCATGTGATGAGGTAACCGAGCTGCGTGCTCGGCGGAAAGCGACGCCACCAGCACTCGCGCAGCCGCTCGAGGAGCGTGTCGGTCGTGATGAGCCGTGTGAGGCGGTACGCCGCAAGGATCAAGATCAGGGCGTCGGTCAGATCCAGGTTCATGACGGATCCTGCTCGGACATCACGGTTCGGTACGGATTCCAGCTTCGCAGGCGACTGCCGCAGCCACAGTTTGGATCATGCTCAACGATGACAAGCTTTCCGGACTCGGAGATCAGGCGCTTCTGCTCGGAGTTCTTGCGTGGCCAGCTGAGCGAGTCACGGTCATAGCGCTCGCGGAAGATCAAGACCGGACCCGCGTCCGCGTCGGCGGCGATGAGCAGGTGCTGATCCGTGAGCACCACCCGGACCTTGTCAACCGCGCGGCCGAAGGCACGTGTATACGTATTCAGCTCTGACGCGGCGAGCGCCGCCGCAACATCGGTCGCGGGTACAACCCGAACACGGGCGGGAAAGAGGTCATACAAGATCTTTGCGGGCGTCATCGCAGCCTCACCCGGCGGTACATCGCGCGGTACGTGACACCGGCGGCCTCGGCGAGCTCTGGAATCGAGGCGCCGCTCGAGTAGAGCTCACGGGTCAGTCGGGTCAGGTTCTCGTTTGCGATCCTCGCTGGATTTCCAGGACTTGTTCGAGGACGGTGCCGTCGAGCGAGCGGCGCGAGCTCTGCGATCCGTGAGACGACGTCCGGTGAGAGTCCAACGCGGCGGCGGCGGGGAGCCGAGAACGGACGGACAGGACGAGCACCTGCGTCGGCCGGTGACGACCGCGGATGCGGAGACGGAACCGACGGAGATATGAAAGTGCTTTTTTCCGCGGTTGCCGTAGGTAATGAGTTGATCCAGACCCTGATCGTCGTTCGAGGACGAGGAGGATCAAACGCCGATGCGAGAGAGGAGAGGGACCAGCCTGCGGTGTACAGCGCGTGCAGGCGCGCGTTGCGCTCGGGCACGGGCAGGGTACGGAGCAACGAAACCTCGGACACTGGAAGCTCCGCGCTTCGTGCCGCTCTCCTCTTTGTCATGGCTGCATCGTATCACTCCGCGGCTGTGTACATCGGCGCGGCGGAAGATTTTTGTACAGAAGGAGAAGTTGTACTATAAGGTAACTTGCTTGGGCGCGTCAGAAGCCAGCGGTTATAGCGGGGCCGTCACGCAAGTGTTTCGATGAACTTTTTCGGCAGGCCGGCACGCGTTCGTGCACGCGGCGTGCATCGGCGTGATGGTCATCAATGGACCATTGTCAATGCGTGCACAAATGCGTGTGAGCACACGCGTGATGGCAGGCGTGATGGACAACGATGTGGACACTTTTCGAAGTGTCAGAAAGCGTTTGAGTGCACGTGGCAGTGGTGCCTGTGCCAGCGCCTGTGCGCTGAAGCGTGCGTGACGTCTGTGTAAGTACATCAGTCACTTTCAGTTGTCAGCGCTTCGACGATGTCTGATGAAGCACAGGCAGTCAGGCTGTTCGTGGTTTCTCAAGAAGTGCCAATGGCGATGTGGCTGTTTGACCTATGCGTGATGGACCACCAGGTGACTGATGGCTTGTTGAGAAACACGAGTGACTGAAGATGTGCGTGGTTCTAGAGAAGCGCCACTGACGCGAACGTCGATGTCGACGTCGATGAACGCCGGTCACGAGAAGATCTCCGCATGTGCAAGCGTGCTCGCGAGAGATGCACCCGCATCACAATCTGACCACCGCATCAGTCGCGGTTTCTGAAGAAGTCGTGTCAGGCGTCGATGTGAACGATGACGTTGGGATCACCCGCAAACAGCGCGGTGAATGTCTCCGCATCGATGATGCCGGTGCTGGTGAGCTGCACCGCACTCTGAAAGCTGGCAACCGCGCTGACCGTATTGTCACCGTACCAACCGTCCTTGTCAGCCGTCGCCGCACGATAACCCAACTCCGCAAGGCGGCGTTGTACGTGGTGGATCGTGAGCGACTTTCGCTCGAACTGGTTCTTCACGACGCACCTCGACAAATACACGTTGTCTTGCGCGGCACCGCTTACCGCATGCTGCGCTTTTTCAAACTTTGGTTGACGAATGACGGCCATACAGAAATACTATCCGCGTGGAGTGAAGACACGCCCGCCGCGTCCACCACCATTGCCACCGCGGAATGCTGGCAGACGTCGAGCCGCGACTGAACGCGCCGTGATGTTCCCGCCGACGAAGCCCGCAGGTGGTTTGATAAGCAGTGCCGTAAGCGCGTGCACGAGCGCATCGACACGGTCAGGCGACTTGCCTTCGCCGGGAATCCAGGCGCACATTTGCGATTCGAGGTCGGTCAGGTAGTTGACGTGGTGAACACGGTTCTGCTCATACGCCAATGTCACCGGCTCCGCACGCAACGCCTTGCCGACCTTCGAGTGAACCTCGAGGACACGCACGTTGGGGTCAATGGTGTTGATCGCGTTGCGGACTAGAGCGCCGCCCTGGTTGACTTCGGCGACAACAGGACAACCGTACTTGCGCGCCATCGCCACAACGGCGTTCGCCCAGACGTCAGGCGATCCATGAACAGTTGCGTCTTCGAGGACCCAGGCGTGGCGCTTGTATAGGTCACGCTCGCCTGTGGATGCGCACACCACGATGCCGCATTCGTCACGCGGGTTCTCCGCGACTGACGGGTCGACACCGATGACGCGCAGCGGCGTGGCGTGCGGAAAGACAGACTGACGGCTGCGCTCGAGAAGTTCAAGCGTCCACAGCGCTCCTTCGACATCGCTCAACATCTCGCCGTATAGCTCCTGCGCCGCAAGGCGTGTGCCTGCGTAGACGCCTGTGATCGCCTCGAGGTAGGCCTCGGACAGGTTGCCGGCGTTGTCGAGTGTGGACCCGCGAGAGATGACAACGCGCCCGGTGCGATCAGCCTCGGCGAGGAGTGAGTACAAGACAGGCACACGCTTGGGCGTGGTTGTCGCGATGATCTGCGGCGCTGCGCCAAGTCGCGTGCCGACTCGAAGGTTGTCCCACGATGTCATGCCAGCCGCGTCAGGCGACTGACGCCACGCCGCAACCTCGTCCGCCCATGCGTAGTGAAACTGTGGGCCTCGAAGTGAGTCAGGCTCGTCTGCGGTGAAGCATGTTGCGGTGTTTCCGTTTGGCCACGTGAGACGTCGCTTCGAAGGCTCGTACAGTGGGCGCTCGCTCGGAGGCGTTACCGCAATGATGCCGGACTCGCCTTCAACGATGACGTCACGCACGTCGGCAGCGGTTCGAGCGACCAGTGCAAATCGAAGCTGTCCCTTGTCGGTGATCTTCGCTCTGTCACGCACCCATTCAGCGGCGCTGCGCGTCTTGCCTGCGCCTCGACCAGCGAGGTACAACCAGATCGCCCAGTCATCACCGGGCGGCGGGAGTTGTTCGGGGCGAGCCCAGGCCTTCCAGTCCCAGACCAGTTGATCCATATCGACTTCCGCGAGGACAGCCATGCGCTCGGCCTCGGGCAGGAGCGCGATCTGCTCCATCAAACTTTTTCCCATGATGGGTCGATCTTACCTCGCCCGCTCTACTCGACTAATCGTTGTCCCACATCTCGTATTCGTCATCGCCCATCAAGTTGCGCAGGAACCGCTCGTTGGCGTCCGCGTTGGCCTTCGCGGATCGGCGAAGTTCCCGACGATCATCATCGATTGTTCGAGGTCCTCCGTCAAGACGAAGAAATTCTGGATGCTTCATATGTTCTCCTTTTTCTCAAGTCGATTTTACCTGCTCATGCGTGGAGCCGCGAGCATGACATCGATGATTGTAAGTGCTTCGCCACAGCTGACGTTGCGGTTGTAGTCGATGACGTCGATGATCAGACTTCTGTACCGCAACGGAATCTCACGCTCGCGCGCGAGATTCCGCAGCAGACTTCGTTGTTCTTCGGAGATCAGAGATGACCCCAGACTCGCTGATGCATTGCCGCAATCTCTGCGGCCTGCTCTGGAGTTTCGCACTGCATCTTGAACACAACTGAATCGGAGTCATCACCGGTTGGGCTCGAGAACCACAGTTCGAGTGTCGTACCGTAGCGCATGTATCCGCGGTACGAACCCTTGTTCAACTGCTCAAGGCTGAGCGCTTCGTCTGTCATTGCCATGTTTGTTCCTTTCGTCTCAGGCGGGCTTGCCTGATAAGATCATTATATCGACTCTAGTCATTGAGCCGACCGGCCCGTTCTCCGGGCCGGCCGACGTCGACGTTGTTACTTGTACAGGTACGACCCGTACGGATCCCACTTGCTCTTGAGATCCTCGACCGAATCCTTGTCGAGAAGGTTGAACCGCTCTCCGTTCAGCGCAGGCTTTTTCCAACTTGCGGCCTTGTAGACCGAACCAGTCTCCGCGTCGATGAAACAGTGCACGTGACCGCCCGCTCCGAGGGACATCGCTGACGCGATGCGAACGTACTTACGTCCTCCGTCGACGTAATAGATACTCGGGGCCAGTGACGGAAAGTGTTCCGCTTTGTGCGCCTCTTCTGCTTCGTTCATGAACCGCACGATATCGATGATCGCTTCGCGAACCATCGCCTCGCGGCTTGTCGTGGTCGTTGACATTTTGTCCTTTCGTCTTGCCGGCGGGATTGCCGGTAAGACCATTATATAGAGCTTTAGTTATTTGTCGAGCGACGCCGGAGGCTCCGGGGGATCGAGGTACTCGCGGTTGACCTTGGTCCGGCGTGGGTCAGTCTTCCAGCAGTCGCATCGATACAGCCCATCCTCGCCCTTGACCACAGGGTCACCGCAGCGCCAGCACACGACAGGTTTCATCATAGCGACCAATGCCCAAGCCCGCCATTCTCGAGAAGGTACCGTGCGACGCTGAGATTGCAATGCAAATCGAGAAGGGCGAACATGTCCCCGTACGGAGTGCCGCAAATCTCGTGAGTAACCTTCTTCCACGTCGAGTTGATCTGCAGCAGGCCGACGTCGTATGAACCATCGCGGTTTAGGGTCTTCACAGGTCGACCGGCCGCGTCGAATGTCGCATTGATCAGCCCAGGGTTGCACCGCGTCTCTCGCCAGGCGATAAACGAGAACTTTCGCACAGGCTCGAGTCCGTATGAGCGAAACTTCTCTTCGAACTCAGGGCAACTCCTCGGGCGATGTCGTGGCGCTGTCTCAGGAACCGGTACGGCCTGGGCCTCGACCTTGGTCACAGGCTCTTCGACACCCGCAACCTCGAAGACAGCCTCGGGCTCAGCCGCGACGGTCAGCGTAGTCGTGGGCGCGGGCTCAGTGACTAGAGCGACGTCATCGGTCACGGGCATCGCAACGACCGCGATCGAGGTGAGCAGTCCGGCAACCAGCGCTACCCAGCGACGCATTAGTGACCCTTGCCTCGAACCAGACGGGCGTCTTCGTCCTCGATGTCGTGCATGATTCCCCAGACACGGGTTGCCGCGTCGTAGAAATCATCGCCGCGGGAGACGTGAAGTCGACTCTTGAAATTGGTGTAATCGAGCAGGTCAACTTCAGTCAGCAGATAGCTGAGGTACTGTTCGCGGCCCGCAATCACACGGAACGGATAGTCGTTGCTCGGCGTCTCGAGAATCTCGAGATCGAACAGATTTGAGATCATCTCGAGCGACTGCTTGTCTCGAGACCGAACCACGATCTTGCTGTGATCTTTAAAATGTTGCACGGCGCTGATGAACCCGTGCTGAGTGAATGTCCACATGTCTTTTTCTCCTGTTGTCTTTTTGTCTTTTGTTTAGTTATTTATTGATCGGTGTCAGCCGGAAATGAGACGCCCTCGGGAAGATCTGCCATCATCATCGGCGTAACCTCGACGTCGCCATACTCTTCACGCAGCGACTTTGCGTAATACTGCTTGAGACGTGGCAGCACGTATGCAACCAGTGGCTCCGCGCCCTGGCGCTTTACAGTGAGCTTATAAACTTCAGCTTCCACGTACACCTCCTGTGTGTCTCAAGTATCGTATCAATTGTTCAAGTTTAGCATTGCGGCAATCACGCCGGCGAATCCAAGCGCGAGCACGAGCTCGTGCGATCCGCCGAAGACGGCGACGATGACTGCGGATGCACCGCAGACCGCAGCCGCAACGGCGGACCACACGATCGAGTTCATGCCTGTGGAGTCGACGTCTTCGACTTGCGTGGACGTCCCTTGAGGCGATCGGAGTGAGTCCGCGTTGCGGTTCCGTTTGCCTTGATGAGCTTTCGCGTGAGGTTGTACGAAATTCCGAGCTCAGTCGAAACCTCTCCCATCGTCTTACCGGACAGGTACAGGTTTGCCGCCTGTTCGGGAGTTACTGCTGGGTTGACCGATGTCATTGCTTTTCTCCTTGGTGATGTCTGTTGTTTTACTTCATTGCCTTCGCTCTGTGGCATGACTGCCAGTGCTTCCCGCGCTCGAGCGACTATCTCGCGGGACTCTTCGAGCAGCTTTTGACTGCTCAAGATCTTGCTCTCACTTCGACCTCCGTCATTTGTTCTAAGTACCACTATATCAGGTACTTGTCAATTTCGGATGATCTTCTACCGCGGAGCTACAACGCCCAGAAGCGGGCGAAGGCGCTTTTCCGCCTGACGAGCCTTTCGACCTGCGAGCTCGGCCTCGAACTCGAGGTCCGCAACCCACGCTGTCTGAAGCAGTCTTCCGGAGAGGAAGACCAGCCCGCCGCACGCGAACGAGACGCCCACCTCAAATCCCGCACTGAGCACCGATGTCGGAGCGCCTTTGGCGAGCGAGTTGGTGAGAGTGATGCCCGGGAGCAAGAACGCTCCGATGTAGTACCCGATCACGATCGGCTTCGCGCGACGGAGCTTCTTTCGAAACTCCAGCTGAGCAAGACGGTGAACCGCGAGCTCAGCCTCGATCTCGTACCGCTCGTCGTCGATGATTGGAAATTCTGCTTTGCGCTTTGGCATTGTATTTCTCCTGTTCTTGTTTGTCGTTTGCCGTGCTCGCCGCAAGCAGTGCGGCGAGGCCAGGCAGTTCTGTCGGGATCTCTTTCATCATGGCAGATTGATGAGCTGCCCTTCTGAAATCTCTGGTCCGTACTTTTCGACAAGATCGTCAACAGCCGCGCGGACATCGCCTGTGCAGCTCTTCGCCGCGATTGACCAGAGACTTTCTCCAGCCAACGCGATGTGCGTCGCATCGTTACACTCATAGTCGGGCTCGATGATCCCGCCGAAGAAATAACCCGCGGCGAAGATCGTGACTCCAATTGCAAATCTCTTCATCATGTGTCTCTCTTTTCGTTGTTGTGGTTTCATTGTACTTGCTTTAGTCTTCGAACCCTCGAGGGTTTTCCCTCGAGGGCCGAACCTCGACGTCTTACTCTTCGTCGTCGACGAACCAGGGTTCGTCGAAATCGACTTCGAACATTTCGTCGAAATCGACTTCAATCTCGTTATTTGGATATGGGATCGTGAAATTCCATGTTGTGGTCATGTAATTATTATATCGACTTTAGTCATACAGGCCGGTGCTGGTTGAAAAGCGTAAACGGGGGACCGGAAGCCGCGTCGAGGCGCGCCGCAACAGTGAGGGCTGTCTTGACCGCGATCCTCGCCTCGTTGATATCTTTTGTCCCATCGGGCAGCAGGGCGTGCAGCACGCCGACCGCAAAGTCACCACCTGTGCCCATCCCGTACAGGCCGAGCGCATCTCGAACCCACGAGTAATCTTCGCCGATGACGTAGATCGAACCATTGATAACTGTAAGAACCTGAGAACCTGACTCGGCCGCGCCTGTCTCCTGGTTGCGTCGATCTCCGTATCCATTCTTTTCGAAGCAGTCGCGGAGCGCCGGAACGAAGTCGCTTGTGATGAAGCGATCCAGCCGCGCGTCAACAAATGACTGAGCGTTCGGTGGTCGGAAGACGTAGGCGAGAAGGTTGATCGCACGCACGTCGCCGGCGGCGCCGAGCAGATACTTCTTGTTTCGAGTAACCTTGCTTCCGGCCTTTGCGAGCGTGTATGTACGTCCGTACTCTTCGGAGATCTGAGAGTCTGAGCCGACCACGGCCCACGTTGGACCTTGGACGGCCGCGATGGTTGTCACGGCGGTACCTCCGGATTACTTCGAAGCGTTCAACGCCGCAACGGCACGCTTGATCTTCTCGATGTCTGAATTCTTTGACAGAAGCGGGTTCGTGCAGAACTTTCGAACGATTCCCGCTCGAACGCCGGCCTTGTCGGCAACTTTTTCGATCCCGAGCTTTCGCACAGTCCCGGTCAAGTCAAGCATCGCGTCGGAGACGCTCACTGTGTACGCCATTATGTTCTCCTTTTGTCTTTGACTCTAATATATCGACTCTAGAAAGCTCAAGCACCGGCGCGGACCCGCCTCTCTGTGCTGGTTTATCCGCGCCGGCGCTCGAGTCGCATGGCAGTGCGATCTATGAACTCTGCCCCTGTACCCGCACGACGACGAGTTCGGCGCGGAGCTCCTCGATGATCGACGTCAGCCTCGAAATCTCTTGCGCTTGCTCGGCGATTGCGTCGGCACCCGCAAGGAAGAGATCACGAAAACCCTCGCGCGTTGTTATGACCGCAGCGAGTTCGAGATCTGTACGTACGTCCGCCGGCCTCACTTCTTGAGCTCCATCGACACCGAACCGGTTGTCGAGTGTTTTGTCGAATTGCACGTCGGCGGGTATGTCGGCTTCACGTGAAGCACGATCCCATCGCCGCACTTTGGGCAAACCCAACGATCCTTTCGCTTCGGCAAGCGCTCAATCGGCTCCGGGGTCGACTGTTGCTCATTCGTTTGTTCTTGCATTGTTTCTGCCATGCTTTCTCTCCGTTCTGTTGGACTATAACACTACGTCCTTGATCTTCAGGTGCCCTCGACGGATCTTGCGGCGCTGATTTGCCGTAAGACCTCCCCAAACCCCAACCTCGTCTCGAGGAATGGCGTACTCGCGGCAAGCCGCGAGGACCGGGCACGTCGCACAGATCTTTCGTGCGGACCGCACCTTGGTCTTTGATAGGTCATCGAAGAACAGATCACCGCGGCCTATGCAGGCCGCGTGATCCATCCACATCAACTCTCTCATACGAGAGCGTTGATCTTCGTCTTGGCAGACTCCGTGAAGAAGTACGTCTTCCCGTCGATGATGTTTACCGCAACGAACGGATACTTGCGGCGGCTCAATGCGATGCCCGCAAATGCGTATTCCTGTCCATTACTCGTAAACTTCTTGCCAAGCAGACCTGGCTTGAGGCCGTACGAATCGGCAAATGTCTTGTATGCCGATGCTTCTTGTGATTCGAGGTTCACGCCATTCTCGCCCAAGACGAGTGGATTGGCTTCAACCTTGAATGCGTAGTGGTCTCCGTAGTTCCACCGCACCTTGCCGGCCTTGAAGCCATGCTTGGTGAGGATGGCTTCGACCGCCGCGGAGATCTCGTCAGAGATCGAAGCGGCTTGTACCTTTGTCACTGCCATGTGCTCTCCTTTGTCGTTGCCGGCGTGTGCCGACGAGTCTATTATATCGTCTTTAGAAAAGATCCACCCAGGGCGTCCAGACGAGGTTTCCAGACTCGTCGAGGTTAGGACAGAGCAGAGCGTCTGTGTCCTCGCAGTGCTTACGCGCCCATCGACAGCAGGGTACGGCGTCGTCGCATGAATGCAGCCCCGGCGGAACCTTCTCCGCAAGACGTGGGAATGTTTCGAGGAGAGTCACCAAACAGTCATGGCATAGCGACCAGTCAGGTGCCGGCTCGCCCATTGCCGCGCCATCGTGAAAGCCGCCATGAAAGCCGCACTCCCAAAACCGAATAACGAGACCATTGTCGATGATCGCGGTGTCATCAGATCCCATGAAGCCGGTGAAACCTTTACGTCCGCATCCGGAACATTCGACCAAAGTTCTTTTGAATGCCATTACGACCAAACCACCTGATCTACGGTTAATCCCTTCTTTTCAATCACGCGGCGGACGAAGGCGAGACCCTCCTCTTCGTGATCTTCGTCCCAATCGAGCCGGGCGAGACTTCCATTCACCGGATCGACGACCTCGAACTCGAGCCCGCAGGTTGTATGAATGTGTATGTCGACTTTGCTCACGACTTGTCCTCTCGTCGCTGATGTGTTGTTCGAGATAATCACGACGACGTCGTGATCATCTCTCGCATTTCGAGATCGTTCGAAACGATGTACTCAATATCTGATTTCGTCAGGATCGCGGTTGAAAACATTTCGCACGCGAACTCGACATCGGAATCGTCTCCGAACGTTATTGAATGTTCTCCGGATGGGACGTTGATTGTGTAGGTGATCATGTAACCATTATATCTGCTTTAGAAAGGTCTTGGCCCTGGCTCTCGCCAGGGCCGGACCCGAGTTTGTTAGAAGTTTTTGGCGATTTTGTTCAAGGTCGATGCAAAGACGGGCAGGTCATCGACGTCGTCGATGTCTTGCACCGCGCTTGCAAACTCTCGAACGATCTCCGGAAACTCGGTCTTTACCGCGACGCCCAACTCCGAATCTTCGTCATCGAACATTTCGCAAGCGTATTGAGCCGCATACCAGGCCTTGACGTTCTTGTCTAGGGCCTGCTCGAGCATGTCGTCGAACATTGCGTGCAGTTCGTACTTTGCTATTTCTCTCTCCATTTTTCATGGTCCTTTCGTCGTTGGTAAAACCACTATATCGACTCTAGAAACTGGAGCAGGCGCCGACTCCCGCCGCGTCGGCCCCGGCCCGATCGGATTACTTGAGCGCGTCGATGATATCGAGGAGGTCAATCGCGTACTGATGATCTTTGCGATCACTCCACGCCGCAATCCCGCCTTCAACCCACTTCGCTGTCGCTTTTTCGTACGCCTCGATTTCGTTTGGGAACGTGGCGCGCAATTCGATGACGAGCTCGGCTTCGACATCGTCATCGTCTGAAAACTCGTCATGATCGGTGAGGCCGATGATCGAGGAACCGAGATAATTCGCGACGTGACTCGCCTCGTACGCCGTGTCGAACGGGTCGTACGGGTTGATCATTTCGTACACTCTCTTTATCGCCTCGATGAGTTCATCGCGCAATTCATTCTTCGTCATTCTTTTTCCTTTCGTCGTTGGTGAAATTATTATATCGACTCTAGAAAGGTTGGAGTAGGCGACGCAGCCCGGGCCCCGTCGACCCGGGCCGCGTCAAGATTCGCTTAGGACTCTTGATCGACCGGGCGATAACCCAGGGCGCGCGCGGTGTCTTCAGCGGCTTTCTTTGTCGCGAATCCGGTGAACGTCGGCCCCGCGATCTTGATCGTGCTCTTACCTTCGACCGCGTGGCCAAACCAGCGACCATTGGTTTCCTGCAAGATAACCATGTTTGTCATGTTTTCTCCTTTCGTCATTGGCGATGAAATTATTATATCGACTTTAGAAAGATCCAAGCGCCGGCGCTCGCTTCAGCAGTGACACTGCTTCGTTGAGATCCGGATGCTCGCTGTTTCGTGCCGAGATGTTTCTCAACATCCATCCTCGATCGAGTGGATCGAGCCTGAACGGCGGCACGTCCATCCCGCGAAGAAGTTGCACGAGCCGCATCTGCTCTTCGATGGTCAATGGCGTCACAGGCTATTCCAACGCTTACCGCGACACGCCTTGCGGCTTGCCTCACGGCGCTTGTTTGGGATCGTCGAGGCCCTCAGGACGTTTCGATCCGCAAAATTCCTGCGATCCTCCGCGGACCACTTTTGTGTAGGTGACGTGTTCATGTAGTCATTATATCGACTCTAGAAACACCACCTTGCTCGGGCTATCGGCCGCGGCGGCGACCGATCAGCATGCCGACAACGAGGAATACAACGATTCCCCACGTCACGCCAACCGCGGTGTTTGTAATCTCAAGCGAGATATCCACGCGTGTCTCCTTTATTTTTCCTGTCGAAGCATCTCGGTGATGCCCCGCATGATTCCGTTAAAACCCTCTTCGACCTCAAACTCGTGCAAGAACGCCTCGACCTTGTCGTTGACCGCAACCATGACGTCGAAGTCGGCATCGAGCTCGTCATCCCGCATCGCGGGCGGTAGCTTTAGTATGCGATCTTGGTACAGACATACCGCGGTGAACAGCGCCTCTGCCTCACGAGGCGAAAGTACTAACTCAAGTTTAGTTCCCATGTGTCTCCTTTTGTCTCTGCTTCGATTCTATCTACGCGAAGCCTTCAGCCGCGAGCATGCGCTCGAACTCGTGTAGTTGTTCTTCATTCAGCGCGAGAGAGAAGTCTTGGGTATCCCGCAGGTTGTCGACATACGTCCAGGGATCTTCCGGCATCTCCCTGTTAGCAGCTCGCGAGATCGAGTGCACGAGTCTGCGGACCTGCGCCCGCTCTGCCGGAGTCACGAGAACTCCAGCGGAAGTTGTTCGGGCGATGCGTTTGCGATGATCTGCGCCGCAGTCGAGTGACGCGCCGAGTCAGAGGCCATGTCGATCGCCTCCCACTCTTCATCAGACCAGTTGGCTGTGTCGATGATGATGATGTCCTCAGCTCTTCCGTAGGAGCCATCAGCCGCAAAATAGTAAGTTGTCATATTTGTCCTTTCATTGGGTTGTACTTTCATTATACTTTCTCTAGTTATCGAAGCAGTTGGTGCAGATCCCGCCGAGGTGATCCTCCCAGTAGATCGGGTCGATCCCTGGCCAGTGAATCGAAAGTACGAGCCTATCTCCGCACGCACTGCAATGAAACTCCGGCAGTGCACCCGGCTGTGGCACGTACGTGTCGAAGCGCTTTCTGATCTGGCGCCGCGCCGCATGCCGCGCGATGAGATATGTCGTGAAGAGCCCCAAGGCTATCCCTTCAGGATCTCACGAACGTCGGCCATGACCTTGTCGAACCCAACCGCGACCTCGTACTCGTGCTCGACATCATGGAGCACCTCGATGAACTCTTCGAGAACCACGCGCTCGCGCTTCGTCTGTGGAGTCTGCACCTCGGGCTGGATCGTGTCGATCTCGTCAATCCTCAACAAGATCGCTGTCGCGATCCAATTCAGTTGTTCGATGTCGATCTCAATCATCATCTTCGGTTCGCTCATCTGTCTGTTCCTTTCGTCTCTGTGTGTGATTTTATTATATCGACTCTAGTCCCACCCGCGGCAACCGCAGTAAAAGCGATCGAACTCGCTGCCGCCTTTTGGCTCGAAGTCGTGACCGGCGATCTTCGCGAGGTGCGGATTCTCGATGAGGTCGCGTGCTCTTTCGTGCGCATCAACATGGAACCCGCAGGTCTTGCACCTGTTCATCGCATCAGTCGAGCCTTCGCCCAAGAACTCGAAGAACGCTAGGTCTGTGCTCGACATCGCCTCTCTGCCGCAACCGCACCTTGCGATTCTGTCTGTCAGATTCATTGTCTTATGCATCGTAAATGTCGTCCCAGTGCTCGTTTACTGGAGCATCCATCGCTACCGAGATGAGAGATTCCCACATCATGTAGCAACCTTTCGCCTCTTCCTCTGAATCGAGGTCGAACGAAACACTCGAGTTTTCGTCGCCATGTGCGAAGAAGATCGTGACTGTCATGTCATCGATCTCCGCATGGATTGGTGTTCCCTTGATCATATATTTCCTTTCGTCTTAGGTTGATGATCCCATTATATAAACTTGAGAAAAACCCCAACTTTCGTCGGGGCTTCTCTCGAACTCCGCGCTTGTCTTACTTTCCGTTCCACTCCGACAATCCGCAACGACGACGCTCAATTTCTTCGTCACTCACACTCGCGCCTTCGCCCGCATTCCACTCACGACGACGACGTTCCGCTTCTTGCTCGTCGACCTCCGCGTCACGAAGGACCGAATCGTAAACCCACGTCGCTCGCATCGCTTCTTCGTGACCTTGATCGATGACGACGCCCAACCAACAACCAAACATGATGTCATTGGGCAAACTCAACGCTTCTCGTAACTGATCTTTCTTTACAAATATCGATGACCATTTATTTCCCCATTTGATATTCGCCATTACCTTGTCCTTTCGTCGTAGGTGATGAAATTATTATATCTGCTTTAGTCATGCAGTTCGACCGGCGAGAAGGGTGCGACTCCAGGGTGACCAGGCCCTGGAGCCGCACCGGGAACGCGCGTGTCCGGAGCGACGATTCTCCGGGCCGCGCCGCGATCAGATGATCGCTGGCGAGAGCGCGTCGACCAGCGGCTTGACCTGCTCCATGTTTCTGGCGAAGAACGTCGTCGATGCGACTCTGTAGCCGGCGGCGTCGTATGCATCGATTGTCACGGTGACGAAGTCTCCGTGATCGCTGATCTTCGCCTCGAGGCGATCGCCCTCGTGGAGGTGGATGTCGTTACTTGCTGCTGCCATTGTTTGTCCTTTCGTCGTTGATAGATTTATTATATCTGCTTTAGTCGCCGGAGTAGTTGTTGAAGTGCGTTCGAACGTAGTCCTCTTCGCCGCACTTCGAGCAACCTCGAATATAGCCCGCGTCGTATGTCCCAAGGACATTGTTGCTGTGCGCGGTGTGACTCCGAAGTTGCACCCACTCGTGTTGACAGATTCGAGCGATGTATTCGAGAGCTTGCGTCGGGCTGTACATGAACCACGGGTAGTAACACCGCACCTCGTGGTTGTACCCGGTGACTTTCGCCTGCCAATTCGACATGCGCCATTCGAACTCGGATTGTGTGGTCGAGTGTTCACGGGCAACCTTCTCCGCCGCATCCCGCATCTCCGCGGGGATCGCATTCGAATTCTTGTACCACGGCAACTTCGCCGGCGAACGATCCTTGAAGATGCAGAATCGGATGACACCGAAACCCGCAACGTCTTCTTCGACTGACTCGAACTTGTATGGCGCTCGCTCTTGATCTTTAAGTACTTTCATCGTTGTTCCTTTCGTAATTGATGAAACGATCACGTCGACTTGGGCCGCGCCGGCCCTGAGGCCGACGCGACCGCGACGTCGAATTACGCGTCGAGGATAACTTCGTATCCTGACTCGATCTTCGCCCACTTCTTCGACATGGCTTCTTGCGTCGCACCCGCATTCGTCGCGAACTTTTGTACGTACGTTTGCCTGCGCATCTTTTCAGCCATTCCCCAAGAGAACGTGACGACGTTGTCACTGATGACAATCTCGTACACTTTCTTCTTGCCTGCCTGTCCTCGACCCATCGGGCCGACCTCGCTCGCTTTCGCGAGAATGATTCGCTTATTCATTTTTGTCCTTTCGTTGTAGGTGGTGAAACCATTATATCGACTTTAGTCATTCCTTTTGGCCTGGCGTCGACTCGCCCGGGGATTACTTAAATTCGCACATGAATTCTTCGCGGTACATTTCGATGTCGTACTCGTCAAATCCGAAGAATTCCAGACAAGCGTTGAGTTCATCTTCGAGAACGACGATCTGGCACTGAGGCCAACCTCCACCGGGACCGTGCGCTTTAACTACTTTTACGAATGCCGATGGCGCTTCCTTCGTCAACTGTTCCAGCATTTCTTCGAAGTTTTCTCTCACGTTGTCGAATGAGCAATCGATGTCTTCGATGATTATCCACTTTTTTGTCATTTTTGTCCTTTCGTCGTTTCGTATAGTTATTATATCGACTTTAGTCGAATCGCACCCTACCCCTTGCGCTTTGCGATCTCTCGCGCGATACTCACCAATTCACGCCTGTACACGCGCTCGTTCTTGTGTTCGAAGAATGCCCACGTTGCATTCGCGATCGCTTCGCGCGCTTCCGGGAAGAACATGCGAAAACTCGCATGACGTTCGATGTCGTCGTTGTCGTACGACCAGCAGTCGCACTCGCAATTTTCGTGAAGACCGAGAGCGTGCGCGACGTAATCTGCCTCGTACGCCATGTCATCTGCGCAATAGATACGCTCGATCAATCCGAGGATCTCATTTCCGATCTTCGAACGATGTTCAACTTTCGTTGTCATTTTTGTCCTTTCGCTGTAGGTGATGAATTCAATATATCAACTTTAGAAACCAGGGCCGACCCCTGAAGGCCGGCCCCGGAATCTTCGAATCACTCAAACTCGTCGAGGTCCTCGAACCATCCTTCGACGTCGATATCATTTTCGATGAACTTATCGAAATCGTCGTCTTCGTTTTGCGGATATGGGATCGTGATGTTCCATGTCGTTGTCATGTAATTATTATATAAGCTTTAGAAAGCGTTCCTTTGGCTTGGGTTCATCGACTTCAATTTCTTTCACGAATGTGATCGATGCGCTTTTTTCATCGACGTCGATCGTGCGTGATCGTTCGATCATCGCGACGTGTTCGCCTCGATCGAGAAAGTCGTTGAGCGTGATCGTAAGTTCGGGCTCGCCTTCGGCCTCGACTTCGTATGTCACTGTTTCGATCGAAGCGTACTCAATTCGAACCTGGTATCTCTTCACGATGTCTCCTTCGTTGTCGTGAGTCGATCTTACTCGCTCTAGTCGCCCGTCTGCCTTTGTGGGCCCCCGACGAGCCTGCACGCGGTTTTGTCGAACGTGCCCGTCTGCTTTTTAGGTTCCCCGACGAGCCTGCACGTGCCCGTCACGCTTTGCGGCGCTACGACGAGCCGGCGTGCCTGCATCGACGCATGCCCGTCTCGCTCTGGAGCTTCGCCACGCCTGTCCGTCTGACTCGGAGGCCTTACGACGAGCCTGACGTCACGCGGTGGGACTTGGGACTTGCGGGACAGCGTGGACCCGTCCCACCGCGTGAACGATCTACCGCGCTGAGGCCTTGGCCGTGCCCGTCAGCGCTTGCGCCGCTACCTTGCCGATGTTCTGAGACAGTGACGTCGCATCGACGCCCGTCATTCGTGCATTGACGTAGCCCGCGCCCGTTCCGGAGAGGATGCGCTGCGCTTCATAACCGCGATTGTCGAAGTCAATCCACGTCACCGCAACACCTGCCTTTGCACACTCATTCAGCCAGCGCTTTGCCGCCTGCGTCTCGGCATGAACGTAGCATCCATCACTCACGACGACGAGCATGCGTGCGCCATCGCCTGAGAGAAGATTGAGCGAGCCATCAAGCGCTTTGAATGCTTGGTCGAATCGTTCAGTTCCATCAGCCGCAGAGTACACATTGACTTTGTCGAGGTGTTGTCCTGGCTTGAGTACCGGGAACACACCTTGGCCGTAGTAGACCATCGCCGCACGTCCCTGGACGCGGCGTACCGCTTCGCTGAGGACCCATGCTGACACCGCCATCGGCTCCATCGCATCAGACATCGAACCGCTGATGTCGACCATCACGCCAATCGTGAGTGTTGGGTCATCAGTGTGCTTGCGCACTGTGCGGCGCCAAGGTTCGACCTGAGTCATCACGCCCTTGGACTTGAGTGCTGCGCCTTGCACCATCGCACGAGTGCGCAGACGTCCAGGAGGAACGATTGAATGAATCTCTGCCTCGTCACGATCGCGATACTTTGCCTTCTCAAGAAGAGCGGCAAGCTTGACCGCTGCCGCACGTTCATCAGGACGCGGTGCACGTTCTTCAATGAGGCGACTGCTCGTTCGATGATCGGCCACCGGACCAGTACCTTTGCCGAAGACGTCACCTGCAGTTGTCTTGTTCTCGCGCTCACGCGTTGACTTGCTCGAACGAGACGAGACAGTGTCACGCCATTCTTCTGTCGTCTGCTGATCTGCCGCGTCATCGTTTGCGCCAATCGTTGAATCATCGACAGCTTCGCGCAAGGCTTCCATCACTTCTTCGATGATGTCATCACCGCTTGTGCCATCGCCACTTCCGCCTTCGCCACCTGTGCTGCCATACTCGCTTGACTCGTCGTCTTCTTCGCCGGCTTCACCAGCGGCTTCTTCGACAAGTCGTGACCACTCGCGTGCGATGACATAGAGCTCCTCGACGTTCGTAGTTGCCTGTGCTTGAATCCACAGTTGGCGCAAGCTGTCAAACAGTTCGAGACTGATCTTCTTCGTGATGACCGCCTCGATGCCGGCAACGTCAGTGCCCTTGATTGAACCTGCATCGACTCGCGCGGACGTGAGTGCAAGCACCTTGGCTGCCGCACGCGTTGGCGACTCAGAGAGCGGCGCTTCTTCGAGGTCACGCATGACCAGGTCAAGAACACACGCGCGGAGGAAGCACGCATTGTCTGGGTAGATGTTGAGGCCCAGACTTTCGATGCGACCCTCTTCGAGAAGAATCAGTGCCTCGAACTCTTTGCGCGTGAGTGTTTCCGCTGCCTTGGGAATGTCCCAGTGCGAGAACCTTGCGTGCATCGCCTCGTGAAAGATGAGACCTGTCGCACGCGGCCACTTGAATTGCTCAGTGCGCTCGAGGAGGTCGCCCACCATGTCTGGCTTCGTGCCCTTGCCGAAGGCGAGTTCAGCGTTGACCTCGACCTCCGCAGTTGTCGGCGCGAAGCATGCCGGCGCACCGGATGATGTCGCATCGGCGACGTACGCCGCGATGTCGCCGCGTCCCGCGAAGTAGTTCGTCAGCGCGCCTACCGAGGCGCCTACCTTGAGCCATTCCGCTGGCGTCGAACCCGAGCGGGTCGTCTTGTTGTAATCAATGTGTCCCATGTTGTCCCTTGTTAGTTGCTGTCCCTTGTAAGTACCATTATATCTGCTTTAGAAAAAGAGGGTGGCCGGCACCTACTACCGACCACCCTCGCCTCGAAGAATCTTTCCCGGGGAGGAAAGGAAGACTCAACCCGGGTCAGATCTTCGCGGGTCGACACTCTTGTCCGAAGACTCGAGTGAAGACATCTGCCACAACCGGCCTGTCAATCTCGGGCGACGCCGCGAGAAGGTTGGCGATTGCGAAGTTTGTACCGAAGACTTTCTCAAGGTCACGGAAGGCGAGCAGCTCGCGCATCTGTGGTGCCCACGACGTCTCGGCTGACATCTGCTTCTTCGCCAGGTTCTGCGCCGCGGTGACCAGCGGAACCGGGACGCCAAGCTTTCGAGCCAGCGACCAGTCAGTGGTCATTTCCGCCTGGACAGTGAAGCGAGAGAGAAGCGCCTCAGACAGTCGAACACCTGGTGCATTCGGGTTTGTCGCCGCGATGACGTAGAAGCCATCTTTTGCTTTGACAGTGCCGCGCTCAGGATTCGCAGTGACAGTGTACTCACGTCGACCATCCATCAGACCGTAGACGATGCTGAGAACCTTCGGGTCGATGAGACCCACTTCGTCGATGAGGAGGACACCGCCGCGCTCTGCCGCCTTCAGCAGAGGACCATCTTCCCAGATGAATCCACCACTTGGCGTCTGCACGTATCCACCAACGAGGTCGGCGACTTCAGTGTCACCGGAACCGAGGACAGTGTAGAGACCGCCTGGCTCGTCGGTGAATGCTGCTTCGACCAGTGCAGTCTTTCCGCACCCAGGCGCACCATAGAGCAGAATGTAGCTGCTCAGGTCTCGCGCCTTTCGAAGGACCATGACGTCGTCATGCTCGCCCCAAGGACGTGAGTAGTAGCTTTCGCCATTCGGGCGAAGGTAACTCTTCTCACCTGTGAGTGCATCTGCTGACATCGTCTTGACCGGCTTCGGCGCCTTTGCTGTTCGTGGAGCCTTGAGCTTTCCCGCTGAATCGACCATTCCCATGAGAGACGCGGCTGCGTATGCATCGACGTTCTGCATGACTGTCTGAGCGAGAATTCTCGTCAGCCCCTTGTGCAGACCATCGTAATCAGCGGGTGGTGTTGCGACCGCGGCTGCCGGAGTCGCTGGCGTTGATGCGCCTGGGACCGCGGCTCCCGCGGCGGGCGTAGGTAGTCCTGTTGCCCATGTAGTTTCTGAGGTTGTCATTTCTGTCCTTTCGTAGGTGTTGCTGTAGGTGTTGAAGTTATTATATCGACTTTAGTCGTTAGGACTTAGGCAGGTATTCCTTCGGGAAGCCTTTCGCCCGGCGGACACGTTCGATGCGACCGATGAGCTTGTATGGCGTCCTGAAGAGTTGGATGGCTTGCATGTCTTCGAGCGAGACGTCGACAATGATCGGCTCACCGAAGACCTTGAACTTTGCATTGCCGAGGCGCTCGAGGACGTTCTTAATGAAGTGAAGACGCTGCTCGAGTGTGGCACTGTCATCGAACTCTGCAGGCGATGGGTGCATCGTCTTCCACACGCGCTTTGGCTGAATGCGGGTGAGCTGTCGACGGTAGAGCACCGGACGGACAAACGTCGATGGATTGTTTGGCATGCGCACAGGCGGAGTCAGTAGAAACTGAAACGTGCTGTTGTGCGGCTCGTTGCGAAGCTCGAGGTAGAGGGCTCTGCCGACCAGAGTCGAGCTTTCAGTTGGATTTTTCATTTCTTTCCTTTCGTCATTGTGTAGGTTGTACGTAGACCATTATATCTGCTTTAGAAACCCGGGGTGTGAACCCCGGGTTTCCCGAGCTGACTGATTACTTGGCCGAGAGGACGGTGTACTTCGTCTCGACCAGCGTCGACTCGTAGGCTTCCGGAAAGGCTGCCTTGAGCGCTTCGCGGTCGATGTTGCTGCGGGTGCGATCGAGAATGCGAACACGCTCGACTCCATTGATTGCACCAACGGTGTTGTGCTTGAGCAACGCGCGAAGGATGGTGTCGAGGCTCTCCTTGCGAGACTCGAGTTCCTTGATCGCTGCCTTTGTGTCGTTGAACTCGGCGATGATGACTTCGACGCTTGGGTCGAGGTCAGTCACTGCCTCGGTCGTGGTAACTGTCGTCACCTTTGTCATTGTGGACATTGCTGATTCCCTTCTGGACTTTCGTCCTGTTGTGATGTTGAAACCATTATATCGACTTTAGATAATCCGGCCGGCCGCGAGGGGAGGCGTGGGGACGCCAGTGCAGCCGGCCGGATTCTGCTGTTAGCAGATCTCGAAACCTCCGCAGCCTTCGAGGAAGGTGGTGAACTCTTCGACGTTCTTGACGCTGAACGGATATTCCGCATCGAAGTCGCTGACCATGCCCTCGCCTCCGCACGCGTTGCACCACCCATGAGTGCGGCCAACGACGATCGCGATCTCGGGTTCGAGCTTCTGGGTTGGCATTCCCATCTCTTGACCCACGTCGTCGGTGCGAATCCCGGTGCCTTCGCAAAACTCACAGTTGTGTCGAGGCAGTGACGCGATGTACGAGTTGTATTGAATCTCATATGCCGCGGTGTGTCCTTCGTTGAGCATTTCACGCAGGATCTTCGCGAGCTCGTATGCGCCATCTTCATCGAGGCCATCGCCATCGTTGCAGTGACCATTTACGTTCTCGCATAGTTCAGGTGCAACCTCGATGCAATAGTTCCAGAGTGGTCGCCACCACCACACGTTGTTGCGGAAGTACTCGCCCTTCTTTGTCGAAGGATTTGTCCCCATTACGTCCATTCCCATTTTTTGTCCTTTCGTAGATGACTTGTAGAAATTATTATATCTGCTTTAGATGCCGGCCGGGAGAACTGTGTCTCCCGACCGGCGATGTTCTTACTTAGACGTGAGACGTCGCTGAAAGGAAGACCTCGAAACCGAAGTTCACGAGATCTCGCTCTCCGCCGAGTGTCTGCACGACGACAGTGCGATCTGACCACGTGATGACGTGAACGTCGTCGTAGTCTGGGCCCACGAAGTCGCGTCCTCCGGCACTGATACCGAAGCCAGTCTCCCTGTTCCACGAGTCGCCAATGATCGAAGAGATCGCGATGCGCGTCGCATACGCCGGATCATTCCAGCGTGGCTGTGCCTTCTCGATCGCCTCCGCGATCTCGTTGACTCTGTTGAATCCGCCCCAGTGGCTGTACAGCCAGATGATCGGAGTTTCTTTCGTGTCGCGGAATCCCACGACGTATCTGTCACCCATGATGTTGTCCTTTCGTAGGTGTCGTTCCAACCGGCGGGATTGCCGGCTGGTAAGATCCATTATATCTTCTTTAGAAGAGAGAACTCGCGGCTGAACACCTCGAACTCGAGGCACTCCAGGTCGAAGAGCTGCGACTCCTTGTCCTGTGTCGCGAACTCCGAGAGACGCTCGTCGCTCCATGACGTGATGTCACACGTAACGATCTGCGCCTCAATCTCTCCCGCGGAGAGTCGCACGGAGTCAGACGCAAGACGCGTGCTCCACTTTCCTGATGCGATCTCGTAGTCGATGACCTTCTTCATGTGAGCTCCTTACGCGAGAGCAAGGCGTGGTGCCTTGCTCTCGTTGATTGAGGGTGCACCTTCAATTTCGACGAAGACGTCGAAGTTGCTGAACGTGTGTCCGCCCATGTTGATCGTCTGCTTTGGCAAGATGAAACCTGGCGAGCATGGACACGAGCATCCTGCATACTGTGACCACTGCAATTTGCCGAGGTCGAAGATCTGACCGAGCATCGAACTGTGGATCAACGTCTTGTAGACGTTGTACGGACGTCGCTTGCGATTCGCGAGATTCTCCATGATCGTCTCATCCTTGACGCTGATGTACAACCGCGGAGCCGCGTAGTACGCATGAGGTTCGTACTTCCAATAGGTCCTCGTGCTCAACGTGATCGTCATGTTCTTGAGACGGCACGTGTATTTCATTTTCTCTGATGTCATTTCTGTCCTTTCGGTGTAGGTGGTAATAGCCATTATATCGGCTTTAGAAAAAGACCCGGGCTCCGCTGGAGGTACGAAACCCGGGTCGAGACAGATCTTATCGGGCGGGTGTTACAGAGTTTCTCTACCGAGACCGGGGAAGAGAACACCGCCCGCGCAGTCGATGCACACGATCGTGAGCTCGTGGTCGATCTCTTCCTCCTCGTTTCCATCGTCAACAACCGCAGCAAGCACGCATGGAAAAAAGTCGTTGTTCACCGGACCAACGAGCATACCGCAGTTGTCACACTCGGTGTCGTCGATTTCGAAGTCGTAGATGTCGCAGAACGCGGCGACAATTCCATCTGTCGCAGTCTCAATTACGAGTAGTTCGAGGTTGATCATTCGGGGTATCTTTCGATACCCCGAACAATACCACCTCGCGATGCGCGACTTACTTCTTGACGAAGATGCTGTTGATTCGAGCGAGTGTGTCCTCGAGCTGCGCGACGCGCTTGAGAAGTGCATCACGCTCGGTGACGATCGCGGACACTGAAGAGACGACACTCGAGTGCTCGGCAGTCGATGCCTTCTGCTTCTTCCTGGCCTTCGCCTTCGCCTTCGCGACGCGCTTCTTCTGATACGCCTTGCGGGCGTACTCCCTCTTCTCGGGTGGCGTCGCCTGACCATCACCGAGCACGATGTCACTCAGGACCTCGGTGCGACGTGGGACTGACTTTCCTCGGAAGTACAACATGGCCTGTGGACCTCGAGGCGCGCGCCCACCTGAACGAATCATTCGCTCTTCGGCAGTCTCGATGCGCCCACTGACTCGCTTGAACTCGATGAGATTGCTGAGAACGTTCTGCACGGTAAGCGTGTAGAGCTTTCGACCGAGTTTCTTCTCGGCGCGGATTCTGATCTCATTCGCTGACAGTGGCTGCTCTGTCTCGTGCAGCACCGCCTCGAAGGCGTCGATCACCGATGTGAACATCGACATCTTTGCCTCGATGTGAGGGCGAAGTGGGGTTGGGACCTTTGACAGGTCTGGCTTTTTTGACATGTGTCGCTCCAGTATGTTTCGTGTCGACGGATGTCGACCCAGCCATTATACGCGCTTTAGAAACTGAAGTGCTAACGTCGAATCGTCGGGATCTTTGAATTTTTGAGATCCCGGTGTCGTTCGAAATCTTCGCTACTCCGAAATCGAAAATAGCCCGGATTCGAGCCCAAGTCGCTGAAGTGTGCGAAGTTCGGGTTCGCCTGTCGCGTCAGGTCCAACGAAGCCGATCGATCGCTGATATCGGGCAAATGCGCGTCGAGTCGGCCCGTCCCACTTTTTCGTTACGCTCAGGCCGGCGTGTCCGTCTACGCGAAGTTTCCTACCCAGGCCGCTCAGGCCTGGAAGTACTTGAAGCAGCGCTTTCTGGACCAGGCCTGTCGCGTCGTTTGCTCGAGTCGCGCGAAGATGCGCGAGCGGGATTTTTGTGCCCGTCTGCGTTTTCGCGTCCTGCTCAGGCCGCTTTCTCAAATTTGGACGCGCGAACATCAGAACATCGTTAATTGACCGTCGAATCACATAGATCCCGTCGGGATCCTTCGGCGCTCGAGGCATCGGTGAAGGTACTTGGGCCTCGAGGACGTCGATCTCTCCGTGGGTCGCAAAACGCGATCCGTCTACGACAACTCCGACGTGCGGGCCTGTAAAGTGACCCGTCACCGGAAACGCGAAAAATACGAGATCTCCGCGAAGTGGCACGGAGACGATCCGTCTGTCTTTTACGAGTTCGCTCAGGCCTGAAACTGTGCCCGTCACGCTTGGCAGTCCTACCAGGCCTGCATCGTGAGCGACGCAGTCGAGGAACGCTCCGTCCCAAGGCGCGTCATGCGCGCTGTAGCCTACCCGTCTGCCAAACTCATTTACCGTCCCAAGCCTGCATCGATATCCGATGTACTTTTCGGCCTCGTCGACAAACGCGGCCCGTCCGGCGTTTTCGGCCCCGTCAGGCCTGCTTCTGCGAAAAGTTTTCACCCTGCGCCTGCTCCAGCTTTTCGAGCAGCAGTGCCGCGGCGTTCGCGCGTGCCGACACGCGGATATGCTCTTCGCGTGTCTTCGCCTTCTCGATGTCGCCCGTCAGCTCTGTGAAGAGCTCCCGTGCCGCACCCAATGCTTCGTCCATGACGTTCACTCTCCCTCGACCGCCTCTGCGTCAATGATGTCGTCATGTGTCGTCTCCTCAACCTTGCCCGTCTCGCTCGTCAGCTCCGCGAGCCTGCCTGCAACCTCGATCGCGCCCGCCGCAAGCCTGGACAGACGTTCGGAGACGATATCAGAGGCGGACCGTGAATCGGTAACATTGAGACTTGCGTCCAGCTCGATCCCGCCGCGCACGCCGGCACGGTCGAGGATCTCCGTCGACGCCTTCAGCTTCACAGGCTCGGACGTGCCGTTGAGCATGAGATCTTCAAGTACATCGACGGCGTATGGCGCGGCCTGCGTCAACTTTGCACGTGCTCGGGCGACGTCCTCGCCGGGCTGACGCTTCACGCTCGAGAGATGTACTCGACACAGGCCGTCGTCCTTCGGCCGTCCCGATGACCACAGCAGACAGCGCAGTCCGTCCTCCTTGACGTGCCGGCAGCGATGTGGAAGTGAAAGTGGCTGCCGTCGAGGAGAGCTTGGGCCGCCGGCCTCCTGCTCCTTCAGATAGGAGCGTGTCGCGCCGACGACCCACGGCGGAACGAGATAGTCAGCCGAGCTCTCCGCGAGGAGGTCGAGGCCTGTGAGGTAGTCGGAGTTGTTGATCGTCGGATCAACCAGGATCGAGCGCTTCTCGGCGATCGAGATCAGTCGCCGTCCCTTCTCCATCTCCTGTGACCGAGCCATGATGAGACCCGTCGGAGTACCGTTCTGTGCGTAGACCGGGATCCAGGTCATCTTCGCCGCACGCAGGATGCGGCGGTTCTCGAAGTTGTCCTGGCAGACACCGCGCTCAACCTCATCGATTCCAAGATCGCTGAGGATGGGCCGGATGTTCAGCTCGGCGTCGATGACCGGCGGCGAGGACTCGTCGCGATCGTCAGATGGCGCGGGAACTAATGACATGCAAAAGAACTTCTCTCTGTCAACGAGAGCCCGCCGGGCAAGGGGAGAGAGGCGGGCACCGGCGGGCTCCCGAAGACGTCGCTCAGCCGAGCAGTCTCTTCAAGCGATCGAAGAAGCTGGGCCGGCGAGCGGGAGCCGGCGGGGGAGCCGACTCGGTCTTGGGCTCGGGCTTGGACTTCGGCTTCGGCTTTGGTGAAGTGCTTTTCGCCGGGGTTGCCGGTGTGCGCTTCTTCGCCGGAGACGAGTTGGACTTTTTCTGTGCTTGTGACACCGTGAACTACTTCGACGAGCCGCGACCGAAGGCCGCGTCCTTTGGATTGAGGTAGCGCAGGATGACAGGAAGTGCCGCGGCCCAAAGTGCATTGAGGGTTGCGGTGGGATCCTGCGTCGAGACGTAGGTTGCGACGGCGGCGCCGACGACCGAACGTGCATACGATGCGAGCATCGCCTTCTGCTGTGCTGTGAGCTTCATGTGTTCTCTCCTTATGTGACTTCGGGGATGAAGGTAAGAAAGAACATATATCGTGAAGAGGTGATGAAGATTTTTTGCGAGAGATGTGAGAGACAGGCGAGGTTTTGGGTTCCCTGTATAAACAACGAGGTTTTGACGGTGTCAAGTGCTCCGTAGCAATTTGCTTCCAGGAGTGGTGACAATGGAGCCCTCGGTCAGGATTGAACTGACGACCTACCGCTTACAAGGCGGTTGCTCTACCACTGAGCTACAAGGGCGTGGTACTTACAATGTTACTCTTCTTCTTCTTCGCCTCTCACGACATCTTGGGCGCGTCGAAGTCCGAGGGTATAGAGCGTGTCGTCCTCGTCGACGCGCGACTCCCAGTCTTTGTAGAGCCGAGTAAGTTCAGCAGAGATCTCGTCTTGCCAGGTCTTGACGTGGTGCTCAACGAGCTTACCGATCGTGTACGGCGGGACCGGCCACTTCGTCTCATCGGCGATACTGAGCAGTAGATCTATGACCTCGTCTCGGATTTGTCTAGGTGTTTTCATACTTCGTAAACTGTACTCTTGTGATGACGTACCCTGATGGTTGGGTCGACAAAGAT